GTTGCAATTTGAGCAGCTGGAGAACCACTATTCCACTGTGTGCTTGAAACCATAACTGGAGTTCCCGCAATAAATCTTATAGTGAGTTCATCACAATCAATACCAGCAACATCTGGAGCTGTGGAAATAGCATTCTCATTATCAATGGCAACTTTTGGTGCTGTGTCAACACCCATACCATTTGCAAATCCAAAATTTGGATCTATTGTTGCAATAGTTGCAATGTTGGTTGTAGTGGGTTTAGATAAACCAATTATCGATGATATGGCTGCTGCTTTGGCAACGTCATATGCTAAGTTAGTCATAAAATTAGCAGCCAATTGAACTGTTTTGATTCCAGAAGGAAGAGGTTTAGTAACTACTCGGGATGCATCAGCTGACATAGCTTTCTTCATTCCTTCAATATTTTTGCTACTTTGCAATTCATATTTATGCTCCTCATCAATTGTATCATGCATTTCAGCTATCTCTTGATATCGAGCCAAACGCTCTGCCATAAGTGATGAAGTCAAGAAATTGTCACAAGGTAGAACCAAGCGGGCATTAATAAAACCAGCTGTAACAATGACTTGTGCTTGACTAGCCGCATTTTCAGAACTTGTAAGTGCATTTAAAACAACCATCTGAATTTTGTACATTTCGGAATTTCCATAATTTGTTAGATCAAGATAACGCCAAGGTGTTACAAAAGGTAAATCAAATGTAATAATATCATTAGCTGAAGCTGACATGAGCATATGAGGATGCCCAGTGCGTGTGTTAAGTGTTGTAGGAAGTGCTGGTGCAACTAATGTTGCAGAGTTAACAGGATAATATTCTGAAAAGGGATATGCAACTGCCATTAATTTCCCATATAATACGCGTGATGCGGTAATACGAAAATTGACTTGCAAACCAGCTATCAATCCTCTAAAACTAGAAACTTTATCAGCAATAAATTGTTGATTAAGCAAAAGCTGAGGAAATGATAAAGTAGCTAAGGTTGTATTGGCTGCTGATGATGTCAACCAAGTATGAGTATAAACTACATAAATACGATCTAAAGCACCATTCAAATCAAATTCTTCCATATTCATATTTCGATGATTAGGTTGAATTGTTTCATTATTAATAATGCCTTCTTTAACTGGTCCGACATCTTGAAATGTGCCCAGTTCAACTACTTGAGTTGGTACTGTTTCATTGGCCGCTCGGTCAGTGAATTCTAAGTTTTTTGTTGTTGTTGTTGATTCAGGAAAGTTTGCTGCAATAAATTTAACGTCTTCCGACTGAGTTTTGTACTCTACTCTTGAGTGCCCAAGTTCATAGCGCATATGGAAATAGTAAAAATACTGTTTCTTTTTAGCTTGAATTAATGGAAACAAATCTGGACAGGATTTGTTCACATATTGTAGATATTTTTTCGAATAGGAATCATAAACATTTTTGGGATAATGTGATAATTCAAGGAAAAATGTTTCTGCAGTTGCAAAAAGCTGCAGTTGATACTCAATCTTACTTTTGTACCAATAAGTGGATTCTATAATAACAGGTAATGTCAAGGGTGCTGCGTAAAAATTTCCAGTTTCCATCAAAACCCATTTTCTACCAATAAATGACACAGTTTCTAGTGTATCAGCAGAATTCATAAGTAGGGGGTCCTTTGACCAATGGGTGTAAGTCATTTGAAATCTTCGAGCATAATGTGGTGCAAGTGTTGCTACAGTGATATTCTCTTTCTCAGCAGTTATAACATTATCATCGCCATACATTGCTAAATTAAATTGATTGGGTTCTAATCCAATATCTTCAGTTAAAACAATGTATGTGATAATGATGTTAATAAACGTATTCCATTCTGATGTGATTGGATTTCCAGTAGGGCCTGAACCGCGGGTTTGAAATCCGGTTTGAAAACAAATATGAACGGCATTAGTCATATGATAACACAATAGTTCTCTGACTCGTGCATTAATAGGTCCATCATTGTACCATATATTGAAAAATCTAACAACATATGCTGCAACAAATTCTGGAATTGAACCATCATAATTTTGAAAATCACCTGCAATAACAGAAGTGTCTGTTCTTGCTAAACGATGCCGAAGCATGGTCCATTGGGCTGAATGTGGATCAATCCCAACACTAATGGGTTGATCTTGAGCTGCCAATTTGACATGAGCCATAAGATCACCCATGTACATGCGAACAAGCACTAAATAGTGTATTGGACAAGATGAGAACAATCGAGTTTTACCTTGATTAACTTTGTCAACATCTCTAGTTTCGTCTTTAAGCAAATCTGCCCAAAACACTTCTATTTGTTGACCATTGCGCAATTTATCATTTAATTGTTGAATTTCTTCTAAGAAAAAAGGTCGAGCAATGGGTGTGCAATCAACAATTTCAACAAAAGCTGATTTGCCTTTTTTATGTAGTAAACTACCTGGATAGCCAGCTGAAGTACCCACATTTATGGATGTTACTGCAGTACCATCAATGCCAGCAATAGCTTGCTCAATTGTTAGTAAATTACCACCATCAAGTGGAGGTGGATAACAATCACACAAATAATCCAAAACTTGTTCAGGAACATGTGTGGGTGGAGTATGAGTAGTTCTAAGTTTCTGCATTCCAATTAAAAGAGGATCCAAGATTTGTCCTTGATCATTTTCAAATATATTTAAATGAGCAGGAATTTTATTTGGAGGACCATTCCAACCATAAAGTATTGATTTCTCAATTCTGGATTTGGTGGGTGGATAATGTGCTTGATTAATTGGTAAAGTAAACAAGGCTTCAAAAGGTATTGGTCTTGATGTTGACTGAACTTGCACTCCATCAGCTAGAAGAATTTTTAATTTTTCTTCAGCTTGTTCAATTTGGAAATCCAAATTTTCTTGAGTAAAAGCTAAGGCAAATCCTGTTGCTCGTTGCATCATACTTGCTGTTTGTAATAACACATGAATTCCAACAATTTTG